AAATGCCTCAAACCAAGGCTTATCTGTTTTCAAACCATAAGATTGTTTTAACGTATCTATGTTATAAGAAGAGTCTTTCAACATACCTTTTAGTTTTTTCTTATCTGTATTATCTTTCATGTATCCGTAGATTCTTTCTACTTGTTTATATGCTATTGGTTGACCCTTACGTAAGTTCTCCCAGTCTTGTGCAGCATAGTGTAGTTCTTGTTCTTTTGTTTTTTTAAATTTGTTTCTGTAATATAAACCATTTCTGTACAGTGTATCTTCTAGTTCGTTCAACATGTATTTAGTTCTAGCCATAACCAACCACTCACCTGAAGTCATATCTAATTGTTCAAAGTCATCATATCTAGATAGTGCTCCTTGATGTATCTTTGGTTTCCAAGATTTATTTATTCTATTTCTGACTTTGTTTATTACATTCATCGCGACGTTGTGTACCATGGCTGGTATTCTGTGTGATTGTGTAAGTGGCATCATCAAACCTTTTTGTGCAATAAAAGAATCTACATCTGCACCTGCCCATCTAAATATTGCTTGGTCGTCATCACCTGCAATAAAAGAGTCTGCTGTTTTATTCCAAATACTTTTTGCCATATCCCACTGCATTAGTGATAGATCTTGCGCTTCATCTATAAATACTACATCAAACTTTGGTGACTTATCTGATTTGATAAAGTGTAGTATCATGTCGTTAAAATCTATTAAATTGTATTCTTTTTTGTATCGTTCTATCTCGTTTGCAATAATAGTTAGCTTATCTCTTTCAAGATCACTGTTGTGCTCCGCTAAATCAAACTGTTGTTCTGGTGTAATATTTCGTAACTTTGCGAGATTTATTATTCGTAAGTACTCACTATCAGATGTAAAAATACCATTGTGGTCATCTTCAAACCTAGCGTAGTTGACAGGAAAACCTAGTTTGTTTCCAAGATCAACGTAGTGTCTGCGCTGCATAACGTCTTCTTTTTTTACACCAAGTTTTCTAAATGCTAGTGAGTGTAGTGTCCTAAAATATGGCAGGTCATCTTCTGTAAGATTAAATTTTTTTATAGCTCTGTCTCTTGCTTCGTATGCTGCTTTCTGTGTGAAAGCAAAGTATCCAACTTTGTCAGGATCTGTTTGTTTTAGATAGTCATCTACTTTGTTTAACAATGTGGTTGTCTTTCCTGTGCCTGGTGGTCCTAATACTATTGTTTTCATTAGTATGGTGACTCCTCTTTTAATTTTTTAGGTTTGTAGTCATCTGTTTTTTTATCAAACTCTTTAACTACAAATATAGATAATCTTTCTTTTCCAATTCTTTTATTTTCACAATCACATTTTTCTTTTAGCAATTGTGCTGTTCTTGAATAACCTAGATCCCATCTTCTACGCATTAAAAACTGATGATAGAATCTATCAAATACAAAATGATGATAGCCTTCTGATGTCCATACACCACCTTTTTTTAAATCATTTTTATCTGTTGATACCTGCCTGTTTAAACAAAACTCTTCTAAATGATTTTGTAATTGATCTTCTGTTCTTAATCCTTCCGCAGGTTCTGTGACTTCTGCGCTATTTAATAATAAGTTTGTTATGGTCACCCAATCTTTTTCTTTTAATGTTGGTGGTCTGTTTCTTAATTGTTTCATACATGCCTCCTGAAATAAACTTTGCTGTCTCAAGTATTTTACATTCTCTAAGTATAATCTTTCTCCGTCTACATTGAGATAGTAGTAAGGATCCTCCAAGTCTATTACCTGGAGGTCGGTTAGCCCAGGAAATAATATTTCCTGGCCGATACCGTATTTTCTAGTCCGACATAATGTTTTATCACACATACTACACATAGGTTCATCTTTACATTTATAGCCCCATTCTTTTTTGTCGTGCTGTGTAACAACTATCTGTACCTCTGAATCAGATAATGGTCTTTCCATTGCAGTTGCATTAAATAAAATTAATTTTGATTTCCATTCACCTGGCCATTTTTGTTTTGCATACACACCATAATGAAACAATGCATTGTTCCTACCACCTTCACCTATTTTATTCATAGCTAGTGTTTCAATACATGGTGGTCCATCACTATATTCTGATTTAGGTCTTTCTACTTTTATACTATCAACATCTTTTACTTTTGTATTTTCATACAATGAAAAAAAATCATCTAGTGTAGCACCTGCCCCATCTTTTTTAAATGCGTATCTTGTTGTTTTGTTACCAGAAAAATATGGTAAGTTTAAAAAATTTCCTGTATCATCTTTCGATTTTAATTCTGTTTGTTTTGGAAAAACTTCTGATCCACCATATCCTAGTACAGCTTTTATCTCCATTAACTTATCTTGCATAGATTTTGCAGATACATAGTCTTCTGTAAATAAAAATACATGTGCACCACCAGACTTAGATCTAAATACTATTAGTGGTAAATTTAATTTATCTATCTTGTCTATTAATTGTTTGTGATCAAACCCTGCATAAGAATCTATATCTATACACCCCCACTTACAGTTGTTGTCATCATTAATAGGTATGACACCTAAACTATCTGTGCCACCTAAATGTTTTTGCCATAGATCATCTGTAACTGGTTCTCTTTTTATGAAAGATACACCCTTTACTTTTTTTCCGTTACCATTTGATTCGCCTACTTTGGTGACACCGTGAGCACGGTCTAATCCTGAAAATATTTTTTTAAATTGTTCAACCATAAAAATATACAGTGGGCGCTTCCCCTCTCGCTTCGGCGCCCACTACCTAGGATTCTAGTATGGTTGTTTAGACTCGTTTTCTTCTGAGCCGTGTTTAGCTTGGACTTCTCCTTTGCCTACACTTGTTGCAAAGCCTTTAGCCATTTCGTAGTCTTCTTTAGAAGCTACGGGACCAACTTTGCTCACATCCCAACCAAACCATGTACCTTTATCATTTGACATCTGTACAGTTTTTAGATTGTAAATGTGGCTGTATGTAGGCGGAGTAAATAATCCATTCTTACCCTGCATTTTAATACCCATCATCATTGAATTCCATTTTCTACTAATTTTTAATTGAGTAGATTTCATAGATATTAATGCTGTGCTTGGGCTTTTGCCTAATACCAATACAAAATGATTTGCAGTATTATCAAGATAATTACCGTTTGGTAATCTATCTTTGTATGAAGCATCTCTTTTGGTTTGATTAATTATATCACTACCTGCTTCATGAATAGCTACTGGTGCACCAGTGCTGGTACCCCTGTCTTGCCATTCGATGTACTGTCTTTTGTAGTGACAAGGTATTACATTAATACTATCAAACAATTCGTTTGTGACAGTATTAATTATCTTGCCAGGTTCAGCACCCTCTACATATTTACCATCTCTTTTGTTTACCTCTGGAGATAGTTGACCCAAAATTTTTAAGAAGGGTAACGCAAGATCTTCTTGCGAAATATTTTGAGCCCCTTGGTTTGCATCAGCTTCAAACAAATTAGTTGCTAATGCTCCTCCTTTTTTTGTTGCTACTTGGTTCATGTTACTTGTTCCTTTTTATTGTTGTTTTATTCTCAGTGTATACACCGAAAATTTCCGTTGGCATTTCTTTACCCGCCTCTAAACGCTCACGGACTAGCGCTTTCAGAGTCATAGGCTCAACCTTCATCTTTTGTGTCGGTTGAAACCCTTGACTCTTCGCAAGTTCAGCGTATGACGCTGCCTTGTTATCCTCGTTACGACCAAATGCTACCAAGATCTCGTTCTTAATAATATCACCTAGTCCATTGTCACGAAGCCAGTTAAAAGCCATTTCTTTATTAGCTTCACTAATGTGAGCTTTATAAGAAGTGGCAACTTTAAGATGTGATCCATCTTGAAGTTTTAATTCTGAGAGACCCATCTCTGACATCATAGTTGGTATAATGTCACCCGATATTCTATCTCTAGATTTTTTAAGTTCTTTTATTTCATTCTCCCTATCTTCAATAGATTGAATAAACTTTTCTAATTGTTCAACTTGGTCTGCAAGAGACTGAATATTATCCGTCTTCTTCATTGCATCTTGTTGATCTGCCTCAAAGTCAGGCATTTTTATTTGTTGTTTAATGCTCATCTAGTTCTCCTTTCTCGTATAGATTAATTTCAATAGGATAATATTTTCTTTCTTGTTTATCCCATTTAAGCAATTTAAATTTACCATTAGTAATATCAGACACAATAGAACATGCAACACCTATGATAGCGGGATCGCCTGTAAGTAGTAAATAATCTCTTGGCTTATAATTTTTTAAACCTTGTCTTAGTTTAAAAACTAAAGGGCCTGGTGAAAATATCATTTGTGAAAACTCTGGTAACAAAAATTTAAATTGTCCATATTGAGATGCACCTATAATATTAATTTTAGGAGCACCTGCTTTGCTTCCTGATATTTCTTGAATAACATATACTGTAGACGTATAATTATTCTTTACCATTTCATATTTATTACTTTCTGACATTGACAAATCATATAACATCCTTTATATTAATGTCAATAGAAAGATATTATGGATTATAAATTTAAGTTAAAGCCATACAAGCATCAGTTGACTGCTTTAGAAAAGTCGTGGAACAAAGAAACCTATGGATATTTTATGGAAATGGGTACGGGTAAAACAAAAGTATTAATAGATAATATGGCCATGCTTTATGATCAAGGTAAAATAAATGGTGCTTTAATTATAGCACCTAAAGGTGTTGTAAAAACATGGCATGAACAAGAACTACCAACACATCTACCTAATCATATAGAAAACGTTACAACCTTGTGGCAACCAAACATAACTAAAAAACAAGAAACTAAATTAAATAATTTATTTGATTTGGGCACTGACCTACATATTTTTATAATGAATGTAGAAGCTTTATCTACAAGTAAAGGTGTTAAGTTTGCAGAAAAATTTTTAAGATCACATAGAACTTTGATGGCTTTAGATGAATCTACTACAATAAAAAATCCATCAGCAAAAAGAACTAAGAACGTTTTAGCTCTCGCTCCTATGGCTAAATATAGGCGAATCTTAACAGGTTCGCCTGTAACTAAAAATCCTTTGGATTTATATACACAGTGCGAGTTTCTTGATCCTTGGCTCTTAAACTTTAATTCTTGGTATGCATTTAGAAATAGATATGCCATTATGAAAACAATACACGTAAGAGGTAGATCAATACAAACGGTGCATAAGTTCCAAAACTTAGGTGAACTATCGGATAGATTAAAAGGCTTTTCTTACAGAGTATTAAAAGAAGATTGTCTAGATTTGCCTGAAAAAATATACATGAAACGACACGTGGCTTTAACTAAAGAACAAGAAAATTTATACGAACAAATGAGAAAGACGGCTATTGCAAACTTAAACGGTAAGGTTACTTCTACAGTTACGGTGTTAACACAGTTGATGCGGTTACAACAAATAACTTGTGGTCATTTTGTTGCTGACGATGGCACCGTGCAAACTATAAAAAATAACAGACTGGATGAGCTTATAGATGTATTAGAAGAAACAGAAAACAAAGCTATTATATGGGCATATTGGCAAAGAGATGTGCAGGATATAAAAGATGCTATTGAAAAAAAATATGGTCCAAGATCCGTGGTCGATTATTATGGGTTAACACCACAAGATGAAAGACAAGATAACATACGTAGATTTCAAAATGATAATGAGTGTAGATTTTTGATAGGTACACCTTCTACTGGTGGTTATGGTATCACACTAACAGAAGCAAATACTGTTATTTATTATTCTAATGGTTATGATTTAGAGAAAAGATTGCAATCAGAAGATAGAGCACACCGTATCGGACAAAAGAAAAATGTAACCTATATAGATTTGATTGCAGAGGATACTGTTGATGAAAAGATAGTTAAGTCTTTACGTAAAAAAATTAATATTGCATCTGAAGTTATGGGTGAAGAATTACGAGATTGGATTTAGTCTAAGTCTACAGCGTTACCTATTATAGGTTTGTATCTAGTTTTACCATCTTCTCTGTAGGCTCTTAATAATTGTTTACGTGGATTCTCAGCAACCCAGGAGCAGTGGACCCACCCGCTGTTTGGTTCACCAGGAGTGTAGAACTCAAGTATCATTTGATCCCAGTCTAGATTATCTTTAATCCAGTCAAAGACCTCAGCGTTGCTCGTGCCCATTACTTCAAAGTCCGCCGCCTCCGCACGGGTATGTTGGCTATTGATCGACGAATTAATTTTTTGACACAGCTGAGGGGACCTAAAGCAGCTGGTCACCGTTACTCTGCCAAAATGGTCACGTACTGGTTGTAAAATATTTTCACAAAGTAATTTTAATTTTTCTATTTGATCTGCGTTAGGATTATTGTCAATGCCATGCCTGATGGCTGTGTCTGATTTAATAAGCTCTGAGAGGCTAAAGTTACGTGAAAGTTTCATCAATTAAATAATATACCTAGTGCAAAGAGCACAGCAGATCCCGCTGCTGCTAAGAGAACCCAATAGATCTTGTCTATCTTACCGCCCAATTTCTCGACATCTTCGTGTATATGTTTTAAGTGATTATTTTTAATCTGCGAAATGTCTTTTCTCACGCCTGTTATGTATCCATATAAGGCTACGATATGTTCTCTTGTTGTTTTAGGGTCTATTGCCATGGTTACCCAATCCTTATTCCTAAATCGTTTAAAGTTTTTAGTTTATCTGCTGTAGATAAACTAGCAAAATTAGCTGGTAAACTCAAGCCAACATTTTGATTGGTAGCGCCTGTTACTTGCGGACTTATTGGCACAGTATTTACGGGGGGTGTTTGTATTGTTCCTAATGGATCAATAGTTTCTTCTGGTTCATCAAAGTCTGGTATGTTTAATTCTCCTGTTAATAAATCAACTCTAATATTTTGTCTTCTAATTTCGTTAAGAAAAGGTCGAGCTTCTATATATGGATTAGGCACATCCTCATTAGTTTCAATATTTAAATTATTATTTATTTGTGCTATCCTGCTTGTAAAAAAATCACTTGGTTTTTTAGGATTATATTGTCCTCTCATTAAATCTTTAAATACTTTTTCACTAATACCTCTTCTTTTTACTTTTGCTTTTATTTGGTTGTTAGACATTCCTAATGTTCTTGCAGCTTCAATGTCTTGATACATTTCTTTTAATACTTCAAACCTTCTTTGTTCTGAATATTTATAAGTATTTAATATTTTTTCTGGGCTAACTCTACCACCTTTTAATAATGGAGCTGTAAATAAATTTTCTGCACCTTTTAAATTTTTTCCAAAGTTAGTGCTTTTGTATATCATACCTCTTTCAGGATCCACCTTTTGAACTCTAAATCCAGTTAAACTTTTTATCTCGTCTGAAAAATTAAACGATCGACCATAAGTATCTGTTTTACCAGTAACAGAATCTGATATTCTTTGAAGTTGTGCAAGTGATCCTGGTTCAAAAGCTTCTGCAATATGTTTAACTCCTTTTGCAATTTTAACAAAAGTATCATCTGCTTCAGACCAAATTCTTCTACCACTTTTACCAATGCCTTGTCTTAATGTAGAATCCACAAAACGTTCTGTAAAGATAGATTCTGATGTAAATGGTTTTGTTAAATCTATAGTTGCCTCTGTAATTCCGTTACCTAAAGCTTTCATTAATGAGTCTTCAGTACCATCTCCTTTTGCTAACTCATTTGCAACTGCATTAAATGGTCTTAACAAAATATCGTAAGCGTTAGCGTAACTAAAATCTACATATTTTAGATAACCGTCTTTATCGCGACCCACTGGAAATAGTGTGGAGTTTTTAGACCACGGTGGAACAAATCGTCTAAGTGCATCCATTTCCTCATTCGTAACATCGTTTTTAGCTTTAAGTCCTGCAGTCACTCCAGTTGGAATAACTGTTGTTGTAAAACCAAAACCAAACAATCTTTTATAACCAATAGCAGCTACCTCTGGTATGCCACTTTTTATTTCTTTAATAGATTGTTCTAAAACATTATTTCCTGTTCTAATAACCTCTATTGGAAAAGCTATAAAATTACCAAAAGGAGAGAGTCTTAAAGTTCTACCCAATCTACCTATATACGCATAATTAGGTACATTATTTCTAGTAATATTGGCTGCAACCTCTGTAAACATTTCTTCATACGGTCCTAAGAATTGTTTAGCACTAGCATCATAATTTCTAGTTAATGATTTTTGTAAAAACTTTTGAACTTGTTCACCATAGTTTTTACCATCTTTTGTTATACTAGCTAAAGCATCTGCGTCTCCAGCTAAAACTTTATTAAAATTATTTGCATTAACACCATAAGACTCTAATGCTCCTTTATGTCTAGCTCTTTCTACTCCCCATGTAAGAATTTTCCAAAAATCATCTTCTGCAATATAAGCATCCTCTAATTTTCCATATATTTCTCTAGATTTTCTTAACACCTTTCCAAATTTATCGGGAGACAATGTAGCTCCAAGAGTTTCAGCAGCCGCTTGATCAGTGTTATTAATAACATTACCAACGTTTTGTTTCATAACATTTGCTTCTACTTGCGTTCCCGTAACACCATATTTAGATAATAATTCAGATATTTCTCTTACCTCATTTGCGGGTATTCCACCAACCACTCTTTTTGCTGTTAAATCTTTTGCTATACCAATTAAACTTCTTTGACTATCTTTTGTTAATCCAGCATCTGCAAACAAAGTTGTATATTGTTTTCCAGGTAATATAATACCGTTTGCCATAGCAAACGCACTAGCACTTACAAAGTTTCTTGCGTGAGTTAATAAACTTAAAATAGTTTTTGATATCTGTGCAACACCTTTAGGCGCAAGAATACCATACTGATAAAACTGTCCTAAAAGTCCATCACCTTTAAATAAATTATTACTAACATCAAATACAGCATCATAAACAGGTGCTCTTAAATATAGTCCTTCAAAAGGTGACATGCCTGAAATTTCATCTACACCCTCTTGTACTCTTCTAAATAAATTAGGATTTATCTTTTCATTTAATACAGCCTTTTCACCAAATCTTTGAATCATATCATCTTGAGTAAAGATTTGTTTGTTTTTTCCTTTTGATAACATGTCATAGACATTATTTAAATATTTTGCATTTGCATTTAATCTTGCTTGTTTTAATACAGTGTCATAAAAATTATATCTGGGATCTGTTATTTCTCCTGCAACTATTCTTTGCCATTCTTCTAATTCTTTAGGTTTTAAAATCTTTGAATCTAATCTAATATTTTCTATTTCTGCTTTAGTAACAGGGCTAACATATTGTTTTAAATCACCATTTTTAGCTTTTAATTTATCTGATGGTATTTGTTCCAAACCTTTATTTTTAACAAAACGAGCTACATCTTTTTTTGCTTGAATGTCTAAACTTTCTCTTGTTCTATTTATATTTTCTGGATTTTTTACAAGTTGTTCAAATCTAGATTTTTGTGCTTTAATTAAATCCTGACCTGTTGGTTTATGTTTAGCCAATAATCCCATATTCAAATGCAGTCTATAACTAGTGGTCATGTATGTGCCAATCTGGTCATTTAATATATTAGCTATTTCTTCAGGCATATTTCTATTAAGAAGTCTAGCACTCATATTATCAATACCACTTCTTACATTAAATATTACATCACCAATACCATCTCCTTTACCCAACTGCTGACCTTCTTGCATTTTACCACCAGCTTTTTTAACAGCTTCTTCTATTTTTTTATAAACAGTATTACCTTTAAAATTATAACTAGACTCAGTAAATATACCACCACCTTGTCTATCAAATTCTTTTATTGATTGAACTGCTTTATTTGAATCATTAAGTTTTTTTGTATTATTTACTATTTTGGTTCTTATTGATTTTAAACTTGCTTCTTGTTCTCTAGAAGCTATTCCTCCTGGTTGTGTTGCAATTTCATTTTTTAATGTTTGTTCCTTTTTTAATAATTGATCTACATCTAATTCTAACTTTTTAATTAATTGTCTATCAGCTAATCTTGCAAGTTTGCTTCTTTCACCTAAAACTTTTTTAGCATTTTCTTTTGCTGCATCTGTTAAAGTATTATCTGTTGGTTTTAATGTAACTAATTTTTTAACATCATCTAAAATGCTTTTTTGAAAAGCATCCGATGCTTTTTTTGCACCTTCTTTATCCATTGCTCTACCTGTCTGTTGTAAATAATTTTTTTCAACAGCAGGCATTAGTTTATTAATCGCTTTTGTTAAATCCTGACCTATCTCAGTTGTGGTTCTAATAACAGCTGCTACTTCATCTTGTGCTAATCTACCCGCTTCAAAGATAGCTTTATTACCAACACCTTCGGGTTTAGCACCATAAAGAACAGTTTTTTGTAATTCTTTAACTAGTGGATTATCACTATATCTAGATAAAGGTTCTACACTTGGGGTTCTTAATTTTTTAATTCCTTTACCAGCACCTATTAAACCTAAATTAAACATAGCACCTTCTGTACCAAATTTAACTCTATTCATTAACCTTCTATATGCTTCTGATCTTCCCTCTCTTGTTTCTCTATCCATCATGGTTACAGCTGCACCTTCTAAAGAAGTTCCTTGTAACATGTCAGCTAATGTTCCAATATCCTCATCGGCTACAATGGCTTCAGCTGCTCCTGCCCCTGCAACACCCATACCTGTTTTTGCAATCTTTCTACCAAAATTTAACATACCAAAAGATTTACCAGTACGTCTGGCAACCACAGCTTTTCTTGCTAAATCTCTTGCTACTTTGCTACCCATCTGTGCACCTTTAGCAAAACCATAAATACCTAATGGTGCTATCTGTGCAATCGCTTGTGTTAATTTTCCAGAAAGTCTTGCCTCTGCTTCATCATCAAAAGGATTAAGATCATCAAAAAATTTTTCAACAGATGCTGCTGATTCTGTGCCAAAACCTAGATCCATTAACTCTGCACCTAAAGAAAAAAATCCTTTAGGTATATTCCATAGACCTGTGTAAACTCCAGCCAAAGCAGAGGTTACTAAACCAACGTCTTCATCTTCAGCTGTTTTAGATCCTCCTGGTAATTCGTCTTGTAATTGAAAAGGCATCTAACCTCCTATGACTTTTTCTTTTTTGAACCTTTAAAACCTTTTTCTCCTGGTTTTATCAAAGTGCCTGTCTTAGCATCGTATCTTCCTACTTTGCCATCTGGTGATACATAATATTCTCCATCTTCTCTCTCACCTTTATTTTTAGGAAGTTCAGAGTATTGTCTTTCATCTACTCCTTGTAAAATAGATTCATACATTGTTCTGGCTGCTGCCCCTGCATTTCTCTTTATTTTAAAATCATTAGTTAAATCTGTCTTTAAATCATCAATATCCCCTGCTCTAACAGCAATTCTCTGCCCCGCACCAGGTTTATTTGCTTCTAAATATTTCATAATTTCATCATCAGAGAAGTTTAAGGCTCTTAAATCTTGCACAAGTTTACCTGTTTGACCTGGAGTTGTTCTATCGATTGCAGTTTTTAGTGCAAGTATTTTAGCCTCTCTATCAATGTCAGCATCTCTTGCTAATACTTTACCAACACCTTCGATTGGTTTAGCTGCTGCTTTTCCTACGGCACCAACTAAATCTCCACCAGGTTGAGCAAGTAAGTTAGCTCCAAACTGAGCTAGTTGTGTATATAATTGTCTCCTCTTATCATCTGGATCATCTAAAGTTTCTTTCATCATTGGAAGTAAATCTTCGTAGATAGTTTTTAAATCTGCTTTTTTATCAAACTTAGAGCCTTTGTTTTTATTATCATCATCGTCACTGGTTCCATCATCATCAGGATCCTCTGGTAATAAACCAATTTGTTTAGATACTTCAACAGCTTGTGGTGAATCAAAATTTAATTTTGTTGGATAGTTTAAATTTCCAAATTCATCTTTTAATCCACCAGATTCTTTTGGTAAACCTAGATCAAACATAGCTGCTTCTCCCGATAAATCTCCTGCACCTCCAGCTTGTGTACCTTTTTCTGTTGCTATGTTAATAGCACCACCAGATTTTTCTAAAGTATCTTGTGCATCTTTTTTAGACATAAATTCACCTTCATTTTCATGTCCTTTTGGATAAACAGGGTAATTCATAGCTGATAACCCACCAATTGTAGCAACCACAGGTAGTGTAGAAATACCTGTTCCTATAGCTGTCGCAGTTGTGGGAGCTGTTGTTTGAAGAGTTTGAAGTCCTCTAGGAACAGTAGTTAACAAACCTTCTTCAGGAAATAAATTAAATAATTTTTTTCCTGCTCCTTTCAAAAGATTTAAAGATTGAGATCCAAAACCTTTAACTTTGTCTCCAATAGCATATCCAGATCGCATAGACATAATACCATCATCGCTTCGACCTCCCATTCTAAACATAGGTCTTTTAAAAATACGGTTTATCATTTTATTTTAATGCTCCGAATATTCCTGCTAATCCTGTACCTAAACCTAATGCAGTTTGTAGTGGTGATGCTGGTGGTGTTGATTGAAATTGATACTGTCCAGGATAACCACCCATTAATCCAGTCACACCTTGACCAAAGAATCCTAATCTCTCTAATGGTTCATAGGCCGCGGTCCTTGCTCCTTGTCTTTGTGCATCTAGCACCGCTTGTCTTTGTGCTTGTTGTGCTGCACCTACTTGACCAAGAGTTGAAATATCTGCTCTTTGTAATTGTGGAACCTGTGCCGCTAGTCCCGTTTGAAATTGTCCTAGACCTGATTGTGCTTGAGCTAAACCAAATCTATTTTGAATATCTTGTTGTCTAGCTGCTTGCGCTTGTTGAAAACCTTGTTGTCTTAATTGTGCTTCTAATGCAGCTCTATCTCTTCCTGATTGTGATTGAAATTCTGATAATTGCACACCTGATCTACCTGCGCCTAACGCACCTAGTTGCGCTTGTTGATCTTTAATGTTTTGTTCGTTAATTGCTCTTTGTCTATCAAACTCTGCAAGTGTTGTGTCAATAACTTGCTGTTGAAACGGTGACGTAAATGCTGCTGTTTGTGCTGCTGTAGGTGCTCCTGTTAGACCAGCAATACCACCTATAGTTGCACCTGCATCTGCTGCCGCTTGTTGTGCAGCTGTAATAAATGGTTGAAAAGATCCAACACCACTTCCTGCTAATGTTGCAGCTTGTGTTTGTAATGCATCTTGCGCTGCAACCGTTGGTGCAAATTTAGAAGTATCTACTGGTATTGCAGTTGCGGCTGTTAATTGCTTTGCATAATCTTTACCAAGATCTTCTATAAACTGCGCGGGTAAATTACGTGTTTCTGTTATTGCCATTATACTCTACTCTCCAAATCTTTCATAAGGTTATACATCTTATCTGCTCCCTTATCAACACTTCCTCCACCTGCTGCTCTTACAGCATCAGCGGTCATTACAAATTCGTTTTTAGACAATCTAGCTGGTACATCATCAGCCTTTTCTTTAGCCCCTAGTGGCACAAATCCACCACCTCTAAGATCCATTTCCATGCCTCCAAGGTTCATGAGCCCACCTTCAGCCTTACCTTCAGCTTGATTATTTTTAACAGAGTCTATTTCTTCTTGAGATGCCTTTGTTATAGATTTAATAAGATCATCGTCAGCACCTCTATCCAACATATCTTTTATCATCTTATTTTTTTTATCTACCTCACCACCTTCTGCATAAGTCCCTGTAAACTCTGCTCCAGGTAAGAATCTAAATTCAGGATCATTTTTTCTTGCACGTGCAACAATATCTAAAATATCTAATCCTTCACCTCTATCTAATTTTGATAAATCTATTTCATCCTCTTCGTCTGCTTCTCCTTTTGCCATTAATCCAGCAAGACCTGATAAACCTGTAATACCTGCAATCTTACCTAGACCTGTAAGACCTAAAGATCCACCACCTTTTGTTAAACCTAATTTACCAAATAAACCTGGAGTTTTAGCCATGAGCCCAGATCCCCTACCTAGGTTACCTCCCATAGAAATTGCATCTCCAAAAAATTTTCCCTTTAATCCTGCTAAACCTTTACCACCAGCAAGTCCACCAAATTGTGTTCCTGGTATACCAAAAGTTAAGGCCCCTAATATTGCAGCTTTACCAACAGGACTTTTGACAACTTTCTTTACAGCTTTTTTAGCTTTTCTTACAATCTTACCTAAAAAGTATCCTTGTCTGGGTTCTTCTAAACTCATGATTCCACCCATGTTTCTAAGTTGTCTTTCCATCTGTGATCTTGAAATTGCCATAGTTTGCTATCTTATTTCGTTTCTCCAAATAAATCAAGGCTCGGCATGATGACCCTGACATCTTTTCTTATGTCAGATTCTGATATATTTTTAGCTTTCCATTCATTATCGTCCTTATATACCTCACCTGTTTTCATGTTTGTTATTGTTGTTATAATCTCTTTTGGTTCTATTATTGGTATGTCTTTCACTATGCTACTACCTCTCTTGGCTGTATTTCTAATATAGAAGCTATGACGTGCAGCTCGTTCGCGTCAGCAGCTTGTACTTTTAATATCTCACTCTCCTCCATTACAAGAGGTTGAGATAAAAGTTCTGTGGTTGCTTTAGATGCTATGGCTTTGTCTTTAAACAAATTAAATATAGCACCACTAGCATTTACTAAAGTTATAGTTATTGTACTTCCTGATCCAGCATCTTCGGATACTATTAAAGATTTAACAACAGCTGTTTTGAAACTAGGCACTGTATACAGTGTAGTTAAATCTGTCGTCGTTAAATCTGCTTTTTTATTTATAAAACTATTAGCCATTATTGTAAAAAAAAGTTAAATGCTTCTACCTCTTGTTTTAATTCTTCTTGGAATGTTGTATTTAATTTTTCTACGATTGCATCAAGATCTCTTACCTGAGCTTCTGCAGTGCCTAAATCATATTGTGCACTGGGTCTTGTCAATATTTGTACTATCTTTGCCATTATGGGCCTCCAGCTATTTGATTTAAATCCTCTACAGTCATGTTAGCTAAATTCATATTATTAAACGCACCTGTATTTACTATGCCTGTATTTGGTTGTAAACTTTGTACATAAGATTTTGCAAAAGGCAAATCAGGACTTACTTGATCTAATAAAGTTGTGTCATCGTCATCATCGGTAATATTTTTAGGTCCTCTTAAACTGCCAAAAAAATCTGCTAAAGTATTTGATGATTTAAATTTACCCACTACTCCAGGTATTGAAGTTATTCCTCTAGTTACTAAACCTAACGCTGGATTTATAAGTCCTAAAGCAGTTCCTAATAAACTTCCTATACCAAATCTACCTGGTCTATTCATATCAATAACATTTTTTCTTTCTCTAAAACCTAAATTTCTAGCTTGTCTTTGTTCTGCTTTTTGCATAATTTCTTTTAAATTTTCAACTCTTGAATCAAATTGTGATTTAGTTTCACCTGGTCCTCGACCAGAAAAACCAGCTCCTTCTTTAGCTCCACCTGAAGCCTCTGTATCTCCCCCAGATGCCCCAGCTCCACCAATATCACCAAAACTATCTAGTGACATAATTCCAGATGGGCCCATGTTAGGACCTTTAGATAATGATCCGTGTATATCTTTTTTAAGTATTAAATCTTTTTCTGCTTTTGTAATGTATGCAAGTTCTGTTGGTGGTGCATCAGGACTAGATTGCCATTTTCTAGGTGCAACAACTTGTGGTTGTTTACCTAAATAGTTTTCTACTCCTCCTTGTACTACTGGTTTTTTAGTCATTATCGTCTCCCGTCTGGTTGTATATCTAATCTAAAAGTTCCTAACTTCCAACTTTGGTTAGAAGATGTATTAGATATTTTAAGAGCTATAGCACGTGCACGAGCTCTTGTATCTACTTTTTTTGTGCTAGATGTTACGTCAAATGGGCCTAACGATGAACCACTTTGTGAGTCATTTGGAAAGTTTCTTAAATTTAAAGTAATTCTAGTTGCTCCTGTTTGAGATATAAAGTCTGGTATAAATCTTCTAATCTTCATTATAAATTCACCATCACCTCTTGTATCAGCTATTCCAGTCATTTGATTGCCTACAATTCTTTGTGTAATATCAAAATCCCCTGATTCAATACTTGCAACAATTGCAGTTGTTGCACCACCTTGAACTTGATCTGTCCCTGTTTCGTGTTCATAGTATACTGTAGAACCCTCTGTGTTTCCAACCACATCAAAAGATGTATCTACTCCTGCACTATATTCTAAAGCATGAGGTTTACCAAATACTGCAGAGTCCTCCCACATTGTTCTAGCTAGTGTTCCATTTGTCCAAACAGGTCTTTGTGGTGAAGAATCAAAATAGTTATAAGCAACCATTCTGTTTACAACAGAAGATGAGGATGTTGGATAAAACCATATAACTTCACCAAAAAGATTATTTAATCCAGCAGATACCATTTGGTTACCAGAGTCTAAATTTATATCGTCGTATACAAAATCTTCTACTAAACACGGTAGTGATTCTAGTTTACCAGCATATCTAAAGAAACCATTTTCTGACATCCAATATGCCGAACCATCAACTTCTACACATGCATTCTGTCCAACTAATCCACAGTTAGTTCCAACCTGTGCAAACGCAAAGGTAAAAGGTTGACCAACAAAACGTTGTGTAAATAAAGCTGTATCAGTCCAAACATAAATGGCATCACGACCTCTAATTGCTCCTCTGATCTGTGATCCGTCGGCCAGTCTTTGTGTACCAGCTGTATTAGTTGCTGTCGGCACATATGTATTTATATCTTCTTGGTCTGAGAATCTAATAAACATATCATCTTGTGTAGATGTGTCTCCAATTGTTGTTTCTGTTCCAAAGAATACTAAGTGACGATCCGGTGTAGATACTAACATGTGACGTGATGCTGTTGGTGCACCAGATATAATACTTGCTCTAGTATTTTCTGCGTTTGTTGCAGCAGAATTCCATTCAAATACAGCGCTATCATGAATAAGACAGATTGCTTTATCACCAAAATTATCTAGTGACCACATACCTGGTTCTAATACTAAGTCTCCTGATGCTGCCTCACCCCATGCAACAAAGTTTGTTGTGCTAGTAACTGTATCTCCTGCACCGTGTGATGCAGCTGTTGTATTTCTAACTTCTCTTATAACTCCTGTTAATTCATTAGATGCACTAATACCCGTATAAGATATTTCCTCTGTTCCTATTTTTATAAAGTTTGTACCTGTGCTTGGAAATTGTGATACATCTGCTAATACAATTCCGGTTGTAGTTGTAGAATTAA